CCCAAGGGTGAGGAAGTCGTTCCCCCTCCCACCGCACTTGGATTCAAAACTATTGCAACCAACTCCGAACCAACTGAGATTGAGCGGGTTAACCTCGGAGACTTCGACATGAACCAGATCGTGGCTCAGGTGTTTAAGTCTATGCTGGTGAAGCCAGAAGTGCAGACATTCATCAAGGAGAATCTCAATGCTAGTTCTTAATCTTGTTCGCGCTTTCTTCTACGGACTTGCTACCTACCTGATCCTTGGCCTGTCCCTAGACACGGCTGAGGCGTGGCATTGGATCAACATGCCAGTGTTCTGGGCGGTGTGGTTTGCCTGTACGGTAGGGGCAGAGTTCGCTGAGGATGTGGTTCTACGGTTCTTCAACCGCAATGAGCCAGAGCCAACTCTAACTCGGGAAGGATACCGAGAGGGATTCTAAAAGAAAAGGGGACCTCGCGGTCCCCTTTTTTATGCTTCACAGATTACGTTCTTACCGTTCTCTTTGTACCACTGGCAGTTGGCTTTTACCTTAGAGCGACAGTCCGCTCCTGCCTGTCGTACGTCCTCATTCCATTCCTCATAGACCTTCTGCGATTCGGTCAGCGGAGCCAGAGGCTCGCTCCTGCACAGAAGAATTGTCTCCGTTGGAATCAGCACTTGCTTCTGCCGCAAGTCGCTGCTGTTCGCGCACCCGCTCAAGACGAGCGCGGCTAACAGGATTGAGGCCAGTTTCTGGGACTTCACGGATCACCTCCTTCACTTCTTGTGTTTGTCTTTCAATAACCTTTGTCTCAGTGATAATGTTCCTGATGACAATATCGTCAGCCTTGCGAGCAACTTCCACAACTTCCACGTTGTGCTTAGCTACCTGCCCCACAGCCTTGTTGTGGCCCTGATGGACCGCAAAGGCATAGAGCCCACCGATAAGAGCCAGAACCGTAGCGCCTAGGACAATCCAAGACCACAGCTTACTCAGACCAAAGATGCTCATTGTTCTACCTTTATGGTTGCAGGGGGTTCAATCTGTACGGGTGAGTTCTTTGCAATGTCCATCGCTTTGTTGATAGCGTCACCAGAACCCTTACTGGTTGCAAACTGATACGCAACAGCAGCACCAAAACCAGAACCGATTACACCTGATGCAAGAGCGGTAAACAACTGGCTCTTGTCCAAGTCAGGAACGAAGGCTACGAGAGTAAGGACATACACCATCAAAAAGAAAATGCCTAGCGTTAGCCAGCCTCTTGTGTCTGTTGGTAGAAACTTACCCATCGCTCTTTCCTATCAGTGCTTTGATTACACCTTGCGCTCTATCTTTCAATAAGTCAACAAGAACCACACCCGAAGCGCCAATACCGACACCCATCATAACCGATAGGCCGGGACCAAACTTCTGGTCAGCGATCACACAGAACGTGATGAGAGCCATGAGAAGGGTCATGCTGATGTTGTAGTACCAGAAGGACTTGTCGTCCCTGTACTCCTTGCTCATAAGCATCACACGCACAATGATAACCGCAGCCAAGCCCAAAACCATGGACAGTGCTGGAACTTGAACGCCCCAGAGGTCAATCATGAGTGGGCCGGTCATTACGGCTACTGTGGTGGTGGGTTTCATTTCGATATTGTAACTAGTACACTCATAAGAAGGATGGCAAGCGCACACAAAAGCGTAGATTTAACCTTGGGCTTTGTCACACTCAGATCAATTGGTGATGGTCGCCGGATCAGTTGGAACTTTAGAATAGGTCCACAACGAATCTGGAGATAGGTAAAAATAAAAAACGGAATCAGAAACAGAGAGTCAAAGAGGCGATCAGTTAGCAGGAGTCTCTGGGTTGCAACCGTCGATACCTCACCGTATGTCCATAGATAGACTGCATCAGGAGCAACAGCAATGATGATTGCAAGGTACATCATGATAAGCTGAATGCGGTAGATATTAATTGCCGACTTTATCTTGTCGGGGATACGTTTCATTTCTGAACCAATGGCATATATCTGAGCGAACGACACGAGCGTAGCCAGCATAGTACAGAACAAAGCAGCCGTAAAGACCCATGCATTTCCCTCGAAGGATGGCGGATACTGTGTGGAACTGGACAGTATACCATGCATTATATTAGTGTAATCTGTTTGCATAGGGCTGCTCATGTTAAAATCTTTGAAGTACAACATACAATTTTCTAGCACAGGAAAAAAGTTTAGTCAGGATATTCAGTTCCAACCGGGGTTAACCGTGATTACTGGAGCGAATGAGAACGGTAAGAGCCTCATTCTGGAAATGATCGAGTACGCTTGGTTCGGAGCAGGAGCCTTGCGTGGTCAAGCATCCGACTATGACTTGCTGGAAGTCGATATGGTTTGGGAGACTCGCGGTGAAACCTTCACTGTCTCTCGCCACGGTGCCGTTCAGAACCTGAACAAGACCAAAGCTGTAGGTGCCAAGGCCGTCAATCTAGAAATCCTAAAGATTCTGGGCATTGATCTGGACGTGTTTCGTATTTCCTGCTCTGCAAAGCAGGGTGAGTTGGACAAGCTGACAGCCCGTATGCGTCCAACAGAACGTCGCAAGATGGTCGATGAAGTCATTGGCCTGAATGGTTTGGAGATTGTCGAGAAGCTGTGCCGTACAGAAGGTAACTCTGCCAAGCGGTTGCGTGATGATCTAGCCAAGCGGATCGTTGAGCCTATTGAACCAGAGAAGCCCAGCGACTATATTCCAAGCGATTTCTTGGATAAACTATACAAGGAATATGTTCACGTCGATGCTGAGCGTCGTCAACTTGAGCGAGTAGTAAAGCCCACTCTCCCAAGCGAACCAATCAAGGGAGAGTTTAATGAAGACGTGGTTATTTACGAAAGTGTTCGGCAGAATCGCGAAGCCGAAAGAGCAGGAATTGAACGAACTTTACGAACTATTCCCGCAGCTACATTTACTCGACAAGATATCGCTGACGCCGAAGCCTACTACGAACAAGCAGGACGAGGCCCTGTGCCAGTGTACAAGCGATCCCAGCTAGAGACATGGCTGGATTGCTGGGACAAGATCGACCAACAGAGCCACAGTGTCGAGTGTCCCAACTGCCACACTCAGTTCATACCGGGTGAGGGTACAGTCGAGAAGGTGGACACTCCGCCCCTCACACGTGCACAGATCAAGACCGAGAACCGCAAGGTTGAGGCTTGGGAAGGATTCATGTGGGTTGATCTACCTGAGCCAAAGCTAAGGCAGTCTGAGATTAAGGATGCGGTTCGGGGTCTGGATCAGGCTGACATTCGTCTCGACCTTGAGAAACAGCTTCAAGCCATTCCACTTATGGAATCTCGTGAGAGTGAACTAAAGCTGTTGCGTTCTTACGAGCAGGAGTGTAGGCTGTACGAAGATAGACTTGAACGTTACGTCGAGAGTCTAGCTGCATGGGCCGATGCACAAGAGCGGTTGACCCAGCTACCACAGACGGATGACGACATTGAAAATAAACTCCGTCAGGCTCAGGTTTATGAGGAACAAAAAAGGACCTACGACGCTAATATGGTATCCTTCATCGCTGCTTCTGGCGAGATTGATGACCTGAATAAAAGAGCGGAGGCATTCCATAATGGTGCAGAAGCCCTTAAGTTTGTACGATCACAAGTTAAGCAACATCTGGTCCCCAGCTTGAACAAGGTGGCCAGCCACCTTCTAAAGGAAATGACCAATGGAGCGAGAACCCAGATTAGTGTCGATGAAGAATTTGAAGTCACTGTGGACGGACAGCCCGTACGCACTCTGTCTGGCAGCGGTGTTAGTGTTGTCAATCTTGCTCTGCGTATTGCACTCGGACAAGTTCTAACACAGAGAGTTTTGCCAATCTTTTTGGCAGATGAAATCGACCACGATATGGATGAGGAACGGGCTGCTGCTACTCATGCCGCAGTTAAGAACCTGAGTAAGACTCTCTCTCAGATTCTCGTCGTGTCTCATAAGCATGTCGAAGGCGATAACTACATAGGAGTATAATGAAATGACAGCCGAGGAACATCTACGGCAGGACGTTGAGACTGAGTTCAAGAAGACGAAGTCTTACTATCGAGTGGCTCGGGCTCTCGATCTGCCAATGGAGAAGGTCAAGGCCATTCTCGCAGACTACCAGCCACCTGCTCCACCAAAGCGGGAAGCTGTTTACGGAGGTCAGGGTCGTCCTGAAATGCGTAAGTACGTAGTCGCCAAGAAGCAGGCGATGGAGGATTGGAACAACACCGATCCAGATATTGCTTTTGCTCGTGCGGCTTATGAAGCTGGTACGCATGAAATGTGCAGTGGGCGTGATGGTGATACCATTCTGCTTTACAGCATTCCACGAACGAAGAAGGACCCACGTCCTAACTACTTCGCTCTAGCTGGAGTTGGCAATGAAGCAACTGCTTGATCATGGTTATGTGGAACTGATTAAGGCAGAGGGCGATGACCGGTTCATCGCCCAGACTGCCCGCACTTCCACAAGTACGGAGAAGACCGAAGGTGAGGATCATAGGCTACTTACCCGACTCATCCGAGACGAACATACCAGCCCCGTCGAGTTCGCAGGAGTGGTGCTTCAAATCAAGGCTCCACTATTTGTTGCCCGTCAGTGGATGCGTCATCGTTCGGGAACTTTCAATGAATTTTCTGGACGGTACAGTGAGTTTCCAGAAGAGTTCTACGTCCCCGAACTGAACCGTATTCAGGCACAGTCCACCTTCAACAAGCAGGGGAGTGCTGAGACTCTAGAAGAAGAACTTGGTGCTGATCTAAGGGATATCATAGATACTCAGTCTCAGGAAGCTTATGCAGTTTATCGAGCCCTGCTGGATAATGGCCTGACTCGTGAACTAGCACGGATCGTTCTACCCACCAACTTCTACACCGTGTTCAGGTGGAGGGTCAACCTTCACAACCTGTTCCACTTCCTGCGTCTACGTGAAGATGCACATGCACAATATGAAATTCGAGTTTATGCGGAGGCTATTCATGACATCCTTAAAGAACACTTTCCGGTCGCTACAGCAGCGTATGAGCAGCACATTCAAGAGCGCATCACCATCAGTCCAGACCTCGCCCGTAACCTCGCCGCAGCCTGTTCCGGGGGTGTACTCGACACAAAGTCTAGCGAACTCAACACCTTCCTTGCCAGATTCCAATCCTAAGTCGGCATACGGGATCAAGAAGCCGCCTCTCCTATCGGTGGTGAGTGCTGCATCCTTGCTGGTTCTTGGTCAGGTCATGGCTCTCGGTGGCCGCAAGTACGGACCATTCAACTACCGTGAGAAGCCAGTGTCGGCTTCAGTTTATGTGGATGCAATGACGCGCCATATGATCGCATGGAACGCAGGGCAGGACAATGATCCAGAGTCCACTGTCAGCCACCTTGGACACGTCATGGCCTGTTGCTCGATCATGATCGACGCATTGGAGAGCGGGAACCTGATTGACGACCGACCTAAGAATCCCCACGAGGTCGAAATGCTAGAGCGTTTCGCAGTCAAGTAAAGAAAAGGCCCGCGAAAGCGGGCCTTTTTATTATGGGGTTGGCATGGTAAGCGGGGGATTCAAACCATACTGTGTCTTGAGATTCTGTAGTTCATACGCAGAGTTCTGACTAAAGATACTCCGCATCCGTGTAGCGAACTGCTGAGCAGGAGTCATCGCTGGAGGATTGTCAGGACACTTGGCAAGCGTAGCTGCGACTGAATCCTCAAAGACCTTAATGGCCGTCTCAATCTCAGCGACGATGTTCTTGTCGCACTCAAAGAGTAGATCGGTTGCTGCCTGTAGCTGTTCCTTTGTAGGGGTAGATGTTGCCATGATTATTCACTCCTCATTGTGTTGATTGTAACTTCCATATCCAACGAACGATTGACCTCTGTGATCCATCGCTGGTTCATGATCTGAACTAGCGCCTGTGACCGGGCCAGTTCGTTTTCTAGAAACTTGATACGCTCTTGCGCTGCTTCTAGTTCTGGGTTCTGTACTTCTTCTGACATACTCTCTCCTTAAAACTGGTCGAAACCAGTAACGTCTACAACATGAACTAGGCCGGGAGCATTGACAATAGGAGCAGCGCCACCACCGGGTGTTGTTGAATATACAGTGCCTTGGGCATATAGTTTGTTCCCTGATTGGTAAGTACCCACGCACTTGGTCGTAGTCTGACCAGAGCCCATACCATTACCACTACTATCGAAGTGGAAACCGGGATCGCTGATCACTGTTGCTACTCGCCTACCGGGAGGGATCGTATAGATTTCTAGAAGCTGGTCACCATTGTTATTACCATTGGAGAAACCACCGGCTGAGTAGACGATGTTAGTAGCTACCATCCGTAAAGAAGGTACACTCGTATCTCCTGCCAGTGTACCATTCACAAACCAACGGACACCAATACCTCGACCGTAGTTCTGATTGCCACTTCCAATCTCCGCAAAGGCATACCAGTTGACACTGACGTTGCCTAGAAGCTTTACGTTGCTACCACCAGTGACAGGAACAATACTCAGGACTGCAACCTTGCCTTGGCTCTCGATAGCGATGAGTGGAGGCTTGTTGGGATTATTGTGTGGTACAAAGAATGGAGGCTGCGAGATATTGGAACTGGCTGTGCCTCTTGCAATCATGTGCCAACCGAACAGACTCTCATCAATGATGCGCTGTCCGTTACGAAGGATTTGAAAGCCTGCTCTTGTACCGCCTGTGATGCGTGGCGCACCGGGTCCAGAGACACCGTAGACGAGAACACCTCCATTGCCTGAACCATCCCAACTGATTGTGTTTCCTGAGACTGAGATTTGGCTACGCTTGGTTCCTGAGGCACCGAACCAGAACCAAGTCACGACCCGGTTCTCGATCCGAGTGTCTACGAAAGAGCCAGCCTGATTGTTAGGGATAGTGTACCTACCCATGATTGATGTAGGATCAATCACAGAGGTATCAAAGTACACTGTCCCATCAGGAAGTCGTTGTCGAATACCAGCAGGCATTAGTAAATTCCACAATCCAGTACAAGATTACCACCAGCATCATAGACGTGAAGTCCATTGTTATCTAGTTCACTACGCATACCAGAAGTTGCTGTACGTAGCAAGCCAATCGTACCAGTGATCGAACTCAGGCTGGTAACAGCCAGCTTGTTAGCCACAATGGAGTTAGCCGTGATACGATCACCATCAATGATAGTAGCCCCGTAGTTCGCTATAAAGTTAGAACCACCAGTCCATGTGCACATCATGATATAGTCACCGCCAACAATACCCGGCCAGTTGTCTACATCATTATAGAGTACGGTCTGATCCTTCTGCCAGTACACGTAACGAATACCACCGCTACCGAAGCTGGCTCCTGCAGAGCCAGCAGCAATGTTCACATATGTGGCACTACCAGCATCGTTAACATAGAAGATGATACCATTTGTCCAGCGTAGGATATTGTTGGTACGATCATAGCTGAAATCAATTCCCTGAATAGATACATTACGATTACCAATGGTTAGCTTATTAGCTGCAATGGTGTTAGCTGCAATCGCACCACCAGCAATTAGCGTGGTGTTCCCACCCTGACGCCAGTTGTTAAGAGTACCACCGCCACCGATGCTGATCCTGCCGGGGTCAATGGTTGTAGAGGCAGAGTTAATACGTGTGGCAGGATCGGCTGCACCAGTCTGAGCGTTTGCACGAACCGTTTCAATGCTGACACCAGTAATCCCGACCGTGATTGTACCCGGTAGGGACGTATCAGTACGGAAGGCACCACCAACGATGGTGTTAGCACGAATACGATCACCGTCCAGAGTCCCGACCGTGATGTGGTTGGTCGTGATAGCACCATCTTTAATGGATGTACCAAGCATCTGTTGTGTAATTTGAAGGTCTGAAATTTCCGCATTACCAGCAAAGTTAGAGCCAGCGCTATTGAATACAATAAACTGCCAACCGACTAGTTCTGCGTGATTAGGCGTGAATGCTACGGTTTTTGTACTAACTTCATTCGGACCCCAAGAAAAAACCGGTATATCGTTAAGATATGATCCATCAATTCTATAACCCCGAACATACACGGTAATAGTTTGATTCGAAGCATTACGTACTGTGGCTTTGGCTTCATAAGTTATACCAGTGCGAAGATTACGCATTGTGTTGCTAAACAAGTGGTAACGCATAGTATCTGCGTTACCATAAGCATCCCACAACATCGCATAGTTTCTGCCGCCCATAGCATTGATAATACCGGCATCAAAAGGATGGGCATTATACCAACCTCTACCACCGGGAGTAGTCCCTAGAGGGTAAACGCCAGTGCCATTCTCGTTTCTCCAAAAAGAAGTATCGCGAAACTGCGGGTCTGGATTGAGGGTAGTAGAATTTGCTTGAACAAGTAACTTGTCTACAGTGATCGCACCGGCTGCGATGTTACCAGCTTGTACGGCACCAACTGCTAGTTGTCCTGTAGTGATAGAGTTAGCTATTAGCTTATCAGCACTAAGGGTTCCCGTAACAATATTGTTACCGTTGATTCGTGTACCTACACCAGCAATCATGATTAGGTCAGAAGTACCAGAGGTCCACGTTGCAATATGAACCCAATCGGGGCTTGCAATGTAGTTTCGGTCAGTTGTTATCGTAAAGTCTGGAAGCTTTTGAAGCGCATTCCAAACAATGTAATAAACATTACCAGTCTGACCGCCAAAGGCAGAGCCATTGATCTGAATTGTTTGAGGGGCATTGAAGGTGTCAATATAAGTTAGATAGCCTAAGTCCCACTGTAGTGCGAAATCTGAACGAACACGCATATTAATGCCAGTTGTAGATACTGGACGTGAGCCAATCAATAACTGATTAGCTTGAATGGTGTTCGCCTTGATGTGGCGCGTTTCGATAGCATCACTCTTGATGTTGATCGCAGCAATACTCTGTGCGGCCAGCAACTCATTGGTGATCTCACCCGGTAGGAGTGCTGGTGCATAGCCTGTTACGTAATCACCCTCCTCCAACTGAATATCATCGAAGTAGATATAGCCCGGGTTTTCGCCTTTATATAATGTTGTGATGAAAATGTTGGTGTCAACAGTTGCACCAGTTACAAACTTGACAACATAACGCTGCCAATCAGACTTGATTGTAGGATTGCTGATATAAGTTACAGCAGGAGTAATATTAAAGGCGATAGTCATGGCCGTTTCTTGGGCAGAGCCTTCACCCCTAGCATAGAAGCTAAGGATATAGGTGCTATTTGGCTTCATCAAGCCGCTATTATTAATACCACCAGTATTTTGTAAATAGATACCTTTGGTAGTGCTGTTTCTTGACCAGCTTACTAGCTGTGACCAACCACCACGACGCCCGTTCTGCTGCACATCAAAACTACAGGGGTCGGCGGCACCTGAATTATTGTAAGGCGAAAAACCGGCTGATATCGTACCCTCGGTCCCGATGTTAAAAGCTAGATTGGTTTGCTCAAAGCTAGAGTTACGTACTAAGTTACCACCACCAAAGACAGCCTTGATTTTATCAGCACCGATTGATCCGTTTGGAATAGCAGCAACGTCGACCCAAGTACCACTGACAAAACTGTACATCCGACCATCAGCGGTATTGAATACGTTCTTTGGTCCAGTGTAACCGCTTGGATTCGGTAGTGATGTGACTGTTGCAATCGGTTCTAGACCGGGGGTGAAACTCTCAAAGCTAAGACGAGCCGTAACTGCTCCTGCATTACCACTGTTAATCGGTCCAATATTCCCGCTGGTATCTACTGCACGAACCCAGTAATAGCGGGTTTCGTTATCATCACGACCAGTATGAGTATATGTTCCAGTTGAACCGGGGGTGGCATTAACACTGGCTAGATAAGTAGCAGAAGAAAAATTTGCAACCGTAGTAGTAAAGATATCAATCTTTGCTATATCTAGATCACTTGGATTGGTCCAAGTTAAACCAAAAGTTTTGAAGCTACCACGTACAGATAGACCAGTTGGTGCCGCAGGAGCAACGGTGTCACGCACAGTGGTAACGTTTATCTGGGGAGTGAATCCACCATAGTTACCAGCCCGGTCGTAAGCCTGAACCTTGATCGTGTAGGTCTTGTTACGCTCAGCTAGTTTGATCTCATAGTATGGGTTAGCTGTGAGAAAACTGACAGGTGTACCACCATCACTAATGACAAGGTTATAGCCTGCAAGGTCTGCATCCGCAGGACCAGTCCAACTGATCCTGAGCGAGGCTCCGATATCAGTGAGGACGGAGTATCCATTCAATCCAGTAGGTACTGCTGGTGGTTCAAAGTCCTCAGCGCCACCACCCGGTGCGCCCGGATCGAAGATCGTACCGTCAGGGTTTTTGATGTTTTCACCAATGACACCACCAACTGTTGCGCCCTGATCGGCAGGCTTCCAATCATCGAGCGTACCAGTACCATCGGGATACTGAATCTGGTCAGCCTTATCGACGTAGTTAGACTCGGCTACCCACTGAGTACCATTCCAGACAAAGGTCTGGTTGGGGTTCTGGTCTGTGGTAGTGTACCGTTCACCAAGTGCACGACCCTTGAATGGAAGCTGAGCCAGAGGGCCGCTGCTTTGCAAGCTGGCATAGTCCGCTGCATTCTCGGTGACAATATATACACCCTCAAGCGGCGCAGACAAACGCTCACGACGATCCTGTGAGTAGATACGGAATCGGTACGTACCATTCTCTGGCTGCTGAATTTCAAGGTAAGACTGAGGGTTGTTCTCAGTGAGTGTCTGCCAAGCTGCACCATTGAAGCTGCACTGAACCTTGAAGCCCGACAAGAACAACGACCCCGGCCTGTCCCATGTGACAGTGAGAACACGTTTAGTCTGGAACTCGCTCTGGAACTGCTTGACCGAGAACATACCTCCTGCCGGTAGACCGGGTGAGGGCACCTTTGTATCTGAAACTTGACCAAGGATTGCGGACTCGTTGACGTTGTCCATCGCATCCCACTTGCCGGTATCGACAACGAGGGCCTGAATGGTAACGACTTCACCGCTTGCATCCGGAGTGACCTCCATGACACGATACTGAACAGGCAGGCTAGGTAGACCCACCGCGTTAAGCGAGATAGCGGCCTTCTCAGGGGTGTTAGCAGGCAGGGGGCTGTCTAGGTACAGCGTACCCACGTTGCCTCTCTGAGCAGCCGTATTCGTGACGTTACGGCTGATTACAATCGTGGGCTTCTGCCAGTTGGCCGCTGTCGGCTGAGTAGTGGTGTCTGGATTGTAATCTGGATTGGGGACCGTGAGGTTGATCGTGTAATTGACACCAATCTCAAGACGCACGTTTGCACCCAGCGTGAGCGTGCTGCCTGACATTGATTCAAGGCGAGTCGTGGTGCGCTTGGCTTCGTTACCGGGGCCAGTGTAGGCTAGGTCGGTATCGGCTACGAGAATGATGCTAAGTGGCTGAACCATCAGACCCTGACGGTTGGTCTGGAAGTTGACTAGCCGGTTCTCGTTCGTAGAAACACGAAGGCGATACATCGCACGACGCAAGGCTTCCTGACGGTTGGTTGCACCGACTGCAACGATTGATGTAGCCTTACGACCAAAGCGGTCGATGTGTGCTTGATCGAATACTCGTGCACGATCTTCGCTATAGCGAGTCTCTTCATTCAGGAAGGTGACGGTGTAGTCATTGTAGCGTGAGTCTACATCAGTGTGGCTGTACTGGAAGTCACCAATGATATTATCACGAGAGAAGATAGCCGTTGGAGTCTCGGGCTTATCGACCTTCAAGCGCCACTTGCTATCACCAGTATCGACAGCCAGAGAGTTGACGGCACCAGCGATGTACTGAATGACCTCATCGGTATTCTGTGCCTGATCGATGCTGACGTTCATTGAGAAGCGGGGATGTGTACCACCCTTACCGTTCGGAACTAGCTGACTGAAATACTTCGAGGCTTCAAGAGCATCCCACTTATCAAGAGTCGCACCCGGTGCAATCGCTGCGATACCAGAGGTCGGGTCTTCGATGAGTGCCTTGATACCCCATGCAGGATCGTTCGTGTATGCCATGACATACGAACCGTCCCACATATTCGATGTGTAGGCACGAACATCAGGATTGAAGACGCTGGGCGGTGGCACCTTCATGATTAGGGTATCATAGATACCGCGTAGTTCTGGCACGCCAGAGATTTGCTCACTGGCTTTACCAACAACCTGTAGCCATGCTAGGCCACGCCAAGCTTCATCCGAACCGAATACGGTCTTCTTGATTGCAGCAACAGATTCAAACTGGATAGTCCGACGTTCCTCGATAGGATCAGCCTGACGCAGTTCAGGCTGCAACATCCGGATACGGACTTCCCATGTCTTGTTTGCATAGGCCCCTGTGTTGGGAACCGAGATACGAAGTTCCTTGACAGCCGCAGAGGTCGTCTTGTCATTGATGACCATGTAACCGGGGTTGGGATCATTCCAAGTGTTGGATGTAGCCCAATTCTTCTGGAGCATATAGCCAACCAGCAGCGAACCAAAACCATCGGTAATTGGATAGCCACGTGGATTGTACGTTGGAGCAGCGTTGCTCGACAACGGATTGATCCAGTTGGCTGAGCCCTGTGGGCGCATTTCAAGTTCAAGCGTGAGGTTGTTAGCACGGACACCGTTCTTGTCCTGATAGTACAGGGCTGAGATTACGAGCCGGATATCAATGAAGTCTGCACCGGGAGTGGTGACAGCCGCATTGACCCAAGGACCGGGGCCTGACTGATTGGTGTTACCAATGGTGGTATTGACAGCGGTCGTTCCACCACCACCGCCCAGCTTGAAGTTCACTAGCTGGGTCTGAGTAGGATCACCGTCTGCAAAGATGACAGCAAAGTCTTTGAAGTTGGACGTGCCGTCTGTGTTCTCCAGAGGGACGTTGTTAACCTCAAGAGACTTGAGCCCGTTGACGAGGCCCTTCCACCGGCCTGATCCCAGACCGAGTAGCATTTCAAAAGAATCGTTGGAACGAAGTGAGTCAGGTACAGTCTTGAACGACGACCCCGAACCACCCTTACTACCCATTAGACGATACATTCGGTTTCCTCTTTAACCAATAGCTTGGTCTATAGTAAGGCCCCGATAAAGTCTAGCATAAATAGTAATTGGTTCAACCTTAGCGATTCGCGCTGCCTGTTTTATACTGATCAAGCCAAATCGAGATAGATATAACCTAGTCTTGGCTTTGGAGATATTAGCTTTTTGATCATCAGACATAGGTCCAATAGTGTTTCTTCCACCTCCACCCTGAGCAAGGTTAAACCCCTTAGGTGCTAGGCATCCAGCTTTTTCTATGTGATGAATCTCTCTAATTGGTAGTAGGGTTTCATCACAATATTCTATAACTGTAAAAACTAAATCATCTAAGCCATACTTGTTAACATGACGTTGCATCAATCTATTTGGATGTTGATTACGACGAAGCATTCCAAAATGATTTTTCTTACGTTCAGACAAACGAGAAGACAGACCGACATATTGCCGACCTGTCTTCTTGGATTCTATCAGGTATATTCCTGAGTTATTGTTCATCTGGTTCCCGCACATACCACTTACCAGAGATAACAGCGAAGTCAGCAACAGGATGATAGCTGGTAGTACTAAGCTTCGTTTGAGTATCAATATTGATCTCAGCGAATCCCATGTTCCACTTCTCACCATCACAATAAGAGGCTGCTCTACGATGACCACTGCCTAGTTGATGCCACTCGTACGATCCATATACGTGGCTGTAATAGGATGTAGACTGATGCGAGTGATGATGTCCGTTACACCCCGGTACACCACGGTTGGCACCTGAGGGGAAGTGATCGACCATAAACGCGTCGTAGAAGCACTCGTAGTTCTTGCCAACCTCATGTCGGACATTCGATTGGTTGAAAGTAGCAAGGTCAGCCCGGGCAACATACCGAACCTCGTACTTATCCAACCCAAGCAGCTTCGGTATCGTAAAGCCGTGAAGGTCCGATAGTACTGACTTAAGTGCGGGAGTAGCGTCTGCCATATGTCGAAGGAGTCTGTGTTCATGGTTCCCCTCGATCAGAACAAACTCAGTTGACTCTCCTGCTGCTTCGCGGCAGTCTTCCAAGAACTTATGCACCCATTTAATGCGTCCGACAACATCCCATTCACGAGGATCGACACCGTACCTTCCGAACTCGGCAAGGTCAAAAAGGTCTCCCCCGAAGATAAGTTTATCAGGTCGAACTCGTTTAACCGTATCGAGAAAGACTCGCCGCCAGAATGGGTCACACTCAATATCATGGACGTCTGTGCAGACGAGCATGGATTGGAATCGCTTGGAGTCTGGTCGCCGAAATTTATCACCGTAGTCCTTCCTGTCAATAACGAACTGACGGTAATCGTCATGAGAGACGTGCCGCGCTAACTGGTTCTGGAACTGGTTCTGGCCTCGGGTACGCTCAAGCCCAGCCTGACGGCGTGCTTCACGGAAGGAACCAAACACAGCCTCGATCTTGTCAGTTGTAAAGCTGCCCTCGTCACGGTACTTGGCCCGAGTGAGGTTGCCCTCTGAGTCTGCACAACGAACTAGATCATTGAGAATGTCTTTAATCATATGAAACCTTTAGGTTGGAGAAGTTGGAAACGTACCACTGACCATATCGCTGGAGTCTACATTGAGCGCCAGAACGTGACCACTTACGGGTACTCGACCAATGCGAAATGCAATCGGCGTACCAATCTCGGTTGTGTTGTTGCTAAGTCCTAGATATTTAGATGCGTCAGGATCGTTAGATTTAGATATAGAGGGGGCCTTCATGAACAACCCCATGACACCACCAAGCGTCATACCGATACCTGCTGAAAGCAGGGCACTGGTAACAAGAACACCCGCGCTAAACGGGTTGGTTAGAGCCACGGCAATCAGAGCAGCACCAATCAGGATTTTCCCGAAGTTGCCACCGCCGCCCATCATAGCAGGAACCAAGTGGATTACCTTTTGTTCCGTGGCTTCCAATAGGGCTTTTGGTGTATCAAAGTCAACGATCCTAGCGACAGGGCGTTCCTGTACCAGAAGGTGGTCGTAGAAACCGACCTGACGCGACCAGCCGTCGATGGCCTCAGCCACGTTCTCGGCCTCGATGATATACTCGCCGGGGTAGTCCTGAGCGAATTTTCCGTACAGCTTAATCTGCATTGACTACGATTCCATCCTCAATTGCGTAGCACCTTACACCATCCGTTCCAACAATCCAATGTTTTAGATCGGGCCACTGAGCAAAACCAAAATAATCTGCTTGGCTGAATGCTGAGGGCTTGCCGGGGTGGGTGTGCCATGTGCCAACGATCTTGCCGTCGTACTTGACCAGATCGTGGGGGTCCACCTCGAAACCAGCGACGGGATCGTCAGCCACATTCTCACTTTCAACCACTCGGTTGCGAGACAGGATTAAACCACAACGCTCTTTTGTTCCATCCTTAGTGAGGAATTTTTCCAGTTTCTTCATCTTTTTCTCTCTATTATTATTTTTTCACACAAATTCATTTCGCGTAAAAAATAAAAAAGGGGTATAAGTATATTACTTGTATATGTTTTCATAGTTTGCCGACAACAGATCGGCTATGTCCACATCGGGTAGAACCGGAGTCAGGTCGGGAACGTCAGGGTGTCTCAGAACGTAGCAGGTCGCTGCCTTCCAGAACGGTCGCATCGTCTCCACCGTTGATAGGGTCATGGTTTTGTGATGCAGAATCTCGTTCCCACCTACATAGATAATCAGGTGGTTGGGGTTGCTCGATCCCACAGCCGTAGCCAGAACGTCACCCGGCTGTAGGTCCCATGTGTCGATCTTGTTCATGCCCACCTTTGGGTACAGCTTCCCGATCAGATCGAGTTCATCTGCGTTCCAATCATGGGGACGTGCAAAGTCAGGAACCTTGATAGCAAAGTTCTGCCCATAGAAATCTCTGAACAGGGTGAAGCAGTCAGACCTTCCCAGATCAAAAGGCCGACCGACTAGGTTCTCATACTCAATCATTATAGCACCACGAATGGAAAGGCTGGAGGAATGAACGAACGAAAGGGCATGGTCGTGGGACCAGTGGGAGAGAAGACCGCAAGGCTCAGCTTGATCTGCGAAGCTGAGTAACCATCCACTCGCTTCACACGGTATACACTCGTCTGCTTGATATTACGGTTATTGATGAGGTCATCGAGCAGAACCCGGTGGCGAAGGATGCGAGCGTTGTCGATCCCACCTGACCAGATCAACGGCTTGAACGCACTCAGGTCCACATCCAGATTACCGATCTGGAGAGAAGGCTGTGGTGGTGTGCCTTGCGCTGTGAACGTCTCACCCTCTAGCTGTAGAGGAATACCTGTGTAGAGATTGCCCAGCCACGTCTCGTCGCTATCATTCTTGAAACGGATAGTACCAGAACCAACACTAGGGCTGAGTTCGAACAGTTCGATAACCGCATCCGCAATCATGCGGTGGGCATCGGTTATATGGGTTGTTGGAATAGCTGGCATATTATGTCCAAGAAGTATTGTGTTGAATCAGGTTGACTTCGAACTCACCAATCAGACCACCACTGTTGGGTAGACCTTCAGGGATAGTCACAGGCTTTTCAAACCGACAGACAATCACACCCATGTATTCGTGCTGGAATGTAAATACATCCCATGTACGGTTGCTCTTGTAGAAGTTAAGGAGTCGGCCTGCATTGCGAGTAGGGTTCGTTGTCAGATCGAGGGCTGTGCCTGCTGTGTTTAGATACCAGCGCATACCATTAAGCTTGACCTTGAATGAAGGCCGGTACGGAGTCTTTGGTCTGGATGAATACTGCCACCCATTCATACTCGTAACAGAAGCTTCCTCTGGGGGTATTTCTGTTACGACTCTGGAACCTAAGGCAAAATCAAATGTGCCTGCCAAATTAACCTCCGCTTGAGACTTGTCTAATGAGTTGCTTTGTAGCACCTCCTCTTAACACGTCGCGGCTGACAATAGCAAGAACATCATTCTCACCAAGACTTGGACGCTCCTCAGGCAGAACCACATACACACTGGAATCCAGACGCGACTGCGGCATCACAAGATTGCTACCACCCAGCTTGCCTAGAGCAGCAGCACCACGATTGTTCATGTCGTTGAGAAGATCATGACCGATGCTCTCGACAGAAGACTGACGCATCATGAACTCACCCTTGGCTGCATGAACCAGAACGGAGTCACGAGTAGGCAGACCACGACCGACACCACCACCGCCAATAAGCCGCTGCGGAGTCTGATTGCCAATCTGTCCACCATGCCATGAGTTAATTGCAGGAACACTTATAGCACCATAGTTCGACAGACCCTGACTTGCAGAGATACCACCGGAAGCAGCCGCGCCGGGAATAAAGCTTAGAAGTAAGCCAAAGATTTGAGTGGCAACCGCACGAGCAGCCATCTCTAGGATTGCATTGACAACAGCTTTTGCCATATCACCGAAAGCTTGACCAACACCCTTGGTGCCTGCGATCACATCTGTAAAAAATGTCTGGAAGGAACCGTGAATACTCTCAAGAGCATTACCCAGACCACCGAACAGGCGCTCCTTTAGCGAGATACCAATGTCGTTGTTGATGCGGAAAGCATCTGCTGCCTGTGAGGTAGCTTCACCAAAGGTAGTGGGCTTCAGCTTCTCAGCATCGTACTGAGCCCTGAGTGCATCATTAGCTGCTGTTAGGTCTAGAACCTTATCACGCTGTGCATCATAGACATCGCTCAGACGAACCATCTCTTCTGCATAAGCAGCCGACTTTCTCTTGGCTTCAGCATATCCTTCCGAACCTTCAGCCACAGCATCAGAGGTATTCTTCAAAGCTTGAAGCTTATCTAGCTGTGCCTTGATATCATCAGCGATTGCCTGAGTCTCATCAATACGACGCTCATTGGCTCCACCAAATACCATCTTGCGGTTGAGGCGATCCTGAGCAATGTCAGCATTACGCTTCTGGATTGTCTTCGTGTACTCAGGAACACCACGTAGGAGCGGATTGTTCAGACCCGCCGATAGACCTTCCTGACGAGCAAGGCCACGAGTTTCTTCAAAGGTATCACCCTTGAACGTATTATCAATCGAACGAGTACGACGCTCGACAAAGTTCGTGACAGCCCTATCGAGAATCTCAACCTGACGCTGAATGGTAGCCTTCTGCTTGGCTTCAATCTCATCGTTAGCTGCTTCGGTTAACTGCTTGGCCTGAGCATCGGTCATCCCGGCCTTCGTGATAGCATCAGCCAGAACCGAACGACGATCCGTGATCCAAGTGTTGAGGGCTTCTTCACCCTTATCGAACAGCCCCTGAATGTCATTGATACCGAAGTTCTGACCCTGACCGCTCAGGAACGCGCTCAGAGCCTTGTCAGAGGCTTTTAGCTTTGCTTGGGATACAGTCAACTCATTCTTGTTAAAGGTGTCCTGTGCCCTCTCTGCGGCCCTTCCTGCTGCCTTCCGTGCAGCGTCGGCCTTCTTCTGTGCAGCTTCTGACTCACGAGTCTCCTTCTTGGACGCAACGCCCTGACCCTTGATCTGGTTTAGCTGTGAATCAGTTTCGCTACGAAGCTGCAACAGTTCGTTGATAACCTTCTGGTTACCCTTGTTGGACTTCATCAGGAAATCAATACGATCCCGACTAACAAGCAGGTCCTTCTCAATAGGAGCAAACGCAGCCCTGCGCTGCTCTGCTGTCTGACCAGCGGTTGCAGACTGTGTACGGGTGAGCGCGGCTTGAGTAGAAAGGTTACGGTTAGCTACCTGTTGGAACAGGGGGTTGGAACGAATTCTTGCAGAGTCAGCTAAGCCAGAAGCTGCCTTTACTTCACCCCCCTTAGCCAAACGATTGGATAAGAGGGAACTAAAGGCTCTACCAGCCGTACGAAACTCTTCTGATAAACCCTTGGCAGTGTTGAAGAAATCATTAAGCCCTTGAATGCCCCCAGCTTGACCTTGATTACGAACACCATTTTCAAACTGACTACGCTGCGCAGCAGAGAGACGACGATAATCTGCTGTCTGTCGTAGTGATGCAAGCTGACTATTAGCCTGACGAGTCATGCCAGCAAATTCATTTTGTCCTGCTGCTGCTTGTCCTGCTGCTGAATTACCAAGCATAGCTAACTGTTGAGCGTTGTAACGCTTCATAGCTAAGACAAGATTATCATAACCATTCGCGCTTGTACCAAGCATTCCAGCTAGACCCTGAAAGCGGGAAGTCAACTGGTTCGTGATAATTGCAGTCTCGATGGAATCCTGCCTTACCGATGGGCCCTGAGTCAGTAGCTTCTGGAACTCGTTCTGAGCCTCAGCCACAACCTGTGCCTGCTTGTTCGTAGCATCGGCTGCATTGGCTGTGGCTGTTGCAAGACGATCATTCTCTGCACTCTGCAAGCGAGCAGCTTCTGTGTACCCATCGGTAGTTGAAGTCAGATCATAGAGAGAGTTCTGAATATTACGCAGCCACTCAGGAGCAAGATTACCTTCCTTGGCAGTCAACTCAAGCTGAGTCTGTAGCTTTGCAATAGGACCATTCTCACCGGAAAGGTTCTGAGCCTGTAGCTTCTCATACTCACGACCAGTAGCACCGACCTTCTCAGCCAGATCAGCAGCTTGTTTTGCTAGGTTCTTGAGGAACTCAACTGGTACTGCATCCGCTGCAAGCGCGCCAAGGATGTTCTGTAGCCTCTGAGTCTGAGCAGTGAGTGTATCCATTGCACGAGCAGACGCAAGCGTAGCAACACCACGCTGAGATTCAGCAAGCTGTAGCTGCTGGGAAACGTCGATGTTGTTCTTGGCTGCAAGGAAGAACGCAGCGGCACGAACCTCTAGGCCCTGATAAGCCTGAGACGCACCGAAGCCTGCATCCTTTAGAGTCTTTAGAACGGTGTTAAAGCCACGAGTCTTGACGTCAACATCACCAACGGTCAGGCCCAGCTTCTTGAGTTCGTCAGTCAGCTTCTCAGTAGGGTTGGCAAGGTCAACAAGTAGCTGACGATAGCCAGTACCAAGAGTTGAACCAGAGCGGACACCAGCCTGTGCAACCGAACCGATGGTGGCAACCAACTGCTCAAGCGAGATGTTCTGCTCATACGCAGTCGTACCCACATACTGAATGGCCTGTGCAATCTGCTGCGAGGTCAGCTTGGACCTATTCAGAGCAGCGGTAAATACATCGGTCACACGGCTTGCTTCACCAGCCTGTAGCTGGAAGGCACCGAGAGCCGCAGTGATTAGATCGCTCGACTCCTTGATGCTCGTACCAGAAGCAGCAGCAAAGTCACTGACAGCCTGTAGAGCAGTCTGAGTATCACCAACAGAGAAACCAGCCTGTGCAAGCTGGGTAGCGGCATCGACCAGATCAATAACCGAGAAGCGGCTGTTCTTACCGACCTCAAGGATAGAAGAACTCAGGCTCACCATTTGACCAGCAGTCGCGCCAGAGATAGCCTGTAGAGTACCTAACTTATCATCGAACTCGGTGACGAACTTGATGCCATCACGCACAGCATTGATCATGCCATAAATAGCAGACGCTGCCAGAGAGTAGATAGCAACACGAGCAGCAAGCCCTGCACCACCATCACCAAGCAATCCCTTGAAAGCCTTGGTTAGTGGGCTGATCTTTTCAGCACCATTGGAACCAATAGAATCCAACTGCTTCTGGAAATCCTTTAATGCCTGCTCACTATCACGGATACCGCGTGTGATTTCACGAGTCGTGATGCTCCGCTGTAGATCGGCCAACCGCTTCTGAGCGGCTGTAACCTTATCAATAGCATCAGCTTCCTGCTTGGAATTAAGAATGCTGTCACGCGCACGACGACCCTGTAGTGCCAGAGTCTCAATGATCTTTGCATCGAATCGCTGAACCTGACCAACCAGCTTTGCAATCTGTGCTTCACTTGCACCGCTGTCGGTCTGCAAGGCTGCATTGAGATTACGCTTGGCTGCACTATAAGCAGCAGTCACACGAGTCAGTCGGTTCTCTAGACCTGTGTCACCAAGACCTGTACCAACTGCAAGCTGGCTAGGAGTGAGACGACCAGCTAGGCTGGTGCTTGACCGCTCCAAATTATTCTGACGATCACGGCTTGTGATATTGAGAAGTTCCTGAGCCCTCTGACGAGTGTTCTGCAAGAGGCCAGCTTCTAGCCGCTCCTGACGGGCAAGAAGTCCAACCTCCTTCTCCATCTCAGCAGTGATAGTCCGCATGGCATCAGTCAAGAATGCGAAGTCAGTACGACGCCCATCACCAGCTAGATCACTAAAGACCCGCTTTAGTTCCTGACCCTTAAGGACAAAGGATTCCATCTTGCGCTGGTTCTCAGGAGACAGAACCCCGATCTTACCAGTGCTGACAGCAAGCTTGCTGGAGAGAGCCTCATACTCTTTGAGAGTGCTGGTTAGCTGAGCCTGCTTCCTGATCTGTCCATCGGTCTGAGCCTGTCCCTGACGTGCAAGGTTAGCTGTCTCAGTCGTGATCGCATTGATACGAGCCTTCAGCTTCTCAGCAGTGGTCTGGGACTCTTCAAGTGTGCGCCGGAACTCACGAACGGCATTAGCACTCTTGGCAATCTTCTGGTCTTCCAGACCAGTGCCAAGGATACCAGCTACGTTGTTACGCGCTCCACGACCCTGAGCGTTAGTAATAGTTTGAAACTGTTGAAGGGCTCGCTGAATCTGCTTGGCCTGAGCATCAACGTTACCTAGTTCTTTCTGTGCCTTCTTGGTTAACTTATCGCCCGCGCCAGCAGCAATGTCACCAAGCTTGGCTAGTTTGAGTAGAGTGGCTTCGACCTTTGCATCGAGGTCGCCAAGAATCTTATTGATGCCACCATCATTGATGTTAAGACCAACATTGGCATTAATGTCAGAACCGGGACCAGCCAAGACTTACTCCAAATACAAAAAGGGCCACAACTTGTGTGGCCCAATTCGTTAACAATTTCAACTAAAAAGCTTACGCACCAACGTATGCCTTTGCGTTGACGGTCGTACCGATCTCTGCCAGACGACCCGTGACCTCAGACTGAGCGAGGAAGTACGGGCTAACCTCGAACGGGAGGTTGGAGTAATCCGTCTCAGAAAAGTTCAGCGTGAAGCCCTTCGTGACCTTGACCTTCGGGAAGATCACAACCAGAGGAACGTTGTATGCCGACAGCGTACCCGCAATCTTCATACAGAAGTAGTCGCCCTGATTGATGGTCGAACCCACGTCCAGTTCGTTGACGATCCAGACCGTATCACCAGCCGCGAACGTAATACCGGTAGGCAACGCCGCAATCGTGACCGAGTAGGGAGCCGAACCCGTAGCTGCGCCAACCGTACGAGCCGGATAAACGTAGTCAGGCTGGTTTGCCCGTTGCAGTAGGATCGTGGAGCCCGCTGGGATATTTGCAATCGCCGTGATAGCCGAGTTGGTATCGCCGGGGATCGGGTTGGACTCGACCGAGGCAGTCGTTGCACCAGCCGCCATAGCAGCCGTGAGACGACCACGCCGACGCTGGACCGTAGCATTCTGAGCAAGACCCAGAGCGCGATACAGGTTGGCCGCAGTAAACTCGTAACCCTCAAAGGTCGCAGTCATTCGCACGTTCGACTTCTGCGAGTCAACAAGCGCCTGCTGAATACCGTTGCGGAGTTCGATAGTGTCAGAGTCAACGCCGATATTCACGGCCTTGACCATGCCGACCGAATGGTCAACCGGGTTCAGGCTGAACACGTCAACCGACTGAGGGGCCAGCATTACTGTGGCATTACCAATAAGGAATGATGGATTCTTGACGTCAGCCATAACAATGGGTCCTCTCGAAATTTCTAATTACGTTTTATACTTGACTTGGTTTGCCATAAATGGCAATCATCTTTTTATGAACCAAACTACACCAAAAGCAAAAACCGTTAATACGCAGAGCATCCGCTTGCCTATGGACGTGTATGAGAAGGTGGCGAAGATTGCTCTTGAAGAGGACACTTCGATGACAGCAGTCATCTTACGCCTCATCAATTTTGGTCTTGGTCATCACCTCGATTTTGAACAGGCTGTTCGACAGATGTTCTTTCGTTACGTCACTCAAGAAGAGGTTAAAGATTTAGCCAATGGCAAATTCCCAATCGTACATTCCTGAGAAGGAATACACCACCAGCGATGGTAAGGTTCACCTCATGTCTTATGGCATGTTCAGTGATATCATGCGGATTCTTGGTAAGGAGGAGGATACACTCACCCTCTTGATTAGCAATCCTAACTCACGTGATCTTGTCGTTCGTCGTCTGTATACCGAAGCCAAGAAGGCTGTGGAGAATGCGGATGAACTGATCAACGCTTTTGAAATTCCACTGAGCCCCATTGAACTCGACGGTTTGATTGCTTGGGTGGCAGACCATGCTATGCATTTTACAATGTCCACCGCCGAAAAGACCCGTCCGGTGGTGGAAAAGTATCAGGCCCGTCAGGCCGAGAAAGCGTCCTCAAACCAATAGAGGACTGGCTGGGTAAGCTAGAGAACTACGAACAAATTTGTTGGGCGTTCGATATCTTACCTAGTGACTACAACCGTCTCATATGGGACACCTGTTGGTATGACATTGCCTACAGAATTAAGTTGAAAACGGACGAGATTTCCACTAATCATCTTCAGTACTACAATTCTATTGCCGATATCGTTTCTCAGATGTTTGGTGATAAGAAAGAGAAACCGAAGAAGGTAAACGACATGGCTCCCGATCAGGCAGTCAACGAGTTGAATAACTTCTTCAGTCAGTTTGGAAATAATTAATGCTCAGTCTTGCCAGCACGGACGAAAAATTCAAGACCAGATTCGAGATTATCGAGAATGGTCAGGGTGTCTTTGCTGGCATCATTGACGAGATTAGCCAGACTCAGGTTCCTTCCTACGTCTTCTCTCCCCCACGTAGGCTTCTTCGCGTGGACAAGCTTCTGCCTCTGTCCACCAAGATGATCCTTAGGACTCAGGGTGGTACTATCTACCTAATCGGACAGCATGGTGACAGTGAGACAGCACAGGGTACTGTGTTCCGTTCCTTCCGTCTGTTCCAATCTACCAAGCGTTACCATTGGGAACGCCGTGTTTCTCGCACTCACCCTGTTACTGGCCTTGCCATGACAGAGGATGTAGTGAATATGACACCACCATATATCTATGGTTCGTATGAGCCAACTCCCGAAGCATTCGACCGTGAGACTCACGTATCTATTGAGACGGCTCGCTTCATTACCAACCAGCCCATTCAACGTCAGGACCGTATTGACGGCAAGGACGTGGTTCGTGTTGACGAACAGCTTGGGCTCTTTATCGCTACGCTTGAGTAAGCGGCTTTAACTGCTCAGTGATCGAGGCTAGGTTCTTACTAGAGAATCTAGCCTTACCAACCTTACGAGTGCCAACAGCGCGCACGCCACCAACAACACCACCGTACATCACATCCTCGATCTTGCGGAACACCGCATTGGGGATCGAACGTGTTAGATAGAAGGCAAGGAACTGCTCTAGGAATGGTCGATAGGCTTCCTCGCGGTTAAGTAGCTTTGCCTCTGTGCGTGCATCCAGTGACTCGAATAGACCGGTAGACCACGGACTAGGTTGACGCCTACTAGGATCGTTTAGCTGGTTCGCTGTGATAGTACCAAGGACGCTGATAGACACGTTCCCAAAGACGACAACCGTCGAGCGACGACCGCCTTGCCCCGGTCCGATCCTAGAGATTGCAACTGTCTTCGGAATGTCTGCTCCCTTCGGTGCCTTCTTGTAATCCACCTTGATCGGGCCATATGCTTGAGTGTAGGTCGAGGCATTCTTTAGGGTCTGCTTGAGTTCGCCCGTTACCTGAAACCATTTGCCGCCTCCACTCTTACGACGCTTCTTCACATACTTATAGTTACGAGCAGGCCAATAGCCTGTACCATCAGCCAGCTTAACTGGACTGACTAGGCCCTGCATGGCCTGACTTGTGTTGCCCTGAATGGAGAGACTACCACGAGGTAGATAACCACCAGAAGTCTTCATGCTACCATCTGGGACGAAGATCAGCTTGGCAATCTCACGCCCCATGCGGCTTAGTTCTCGCTCAACGATAGCACGAAACGTCGAGTCGATGTTCTGAGTCAGCAGCTTTTCTTTACCTATAATCATCTTGAAGGCTGCATCGCGAATGATCAGGTTACGCATGTACGTAAGATCACGCTCGATCGACTCAACCTTCAAGCTACTCTTCTGGCTTACAGCCTGAGTCTGAACGTTGATGTTATAGGTAATTGTAGATTCATTAGCCATCGACTTGAGTCTTCATCAATCCAATTGCAATGTTGCGAGTGCTACGAATCTCGGAGCGACCAGCAGGCATAACTTCAAAGGCTGCTACCTGTAGACAGCTATACTCTTCACCTGTGTTGGCATCGACCAGCGGGACTGTCTTGTAGTCACCACCACCCACAACAAACTTACGGCGGATAATATCAAGAACCTTCACCTCACGGAACTGGTTCTGATCCAGCACGAGGGAAGTAAGGATGCCCCACTCGATTGTTGGTAGACCATCGTTCTCGTCGTAGGTCCAACCCATCAAACCAATCAGATCTTTGTTAGGGAGTTCGGTTTCCTGACCACGGCTGTCCCATGAGTAATACTGAATGTCATCGGAGATACCAGCATCAATGATCTCTTGACGAATCTCATTGATTACCTGAATGGCACTAACGTAGAGGGATTCTAGTGTGAACATTATTAGACTCCGGTAAAGGGATCAGTCCTCACCGCAAGGGCGAAGATTGGATTAGCCTCATATACCAGAGTTGGTTCGACAAGTACAGTTACATCG